CGATTGGGAACGAAGCGCTACGACGCTCGGCATCCCGATCGACGCAAGGCGAGCTATGCGAAGTGGTCGCGGTCGCCCAAGGGTCGCGCCGCCCAGAGACGTGACCGCGAGAAACCGGAGCGCCGGCAATACCACCGCGAGCGAGAACGCGAGCGACGGGCGATGCTGAAGCACCAGCCAATCAACGTCGCGCTTCGACTCGGTGTGCCCGTCTCGCTGTTCCCGTGGGCGGACTGGAAGAAGGTGGTCGACGCTTTCGGTTGGTGCTGCGCCTACTGAGGGAAGGAGCGCAGGAAAGACCTGACCATGGATCATCTCGACCCGGTGGTGAAGCTCGGGGCGCGCGCGGCGCACGTTCGCGGCAACATCGTGCCCGCCTGCAGGAGCTGCAACTCGCGGAAGAGGGACCGGCCGCTGGAGGTCTTCTGCGCGAGGTACGGCTACGACCCCGCCGCCATCCGTGCCCGCGCTGCGGAGCCGTTCCGCGCTGGCGCGCCGGCCGCGTAGTATCCGAGACCATGACGATGAAGCTGGTGGTAACGCCAGGTGCCCCACTTTTGGACCGAGCACGACGTCGTCTTCCATCGGAACGAATCGAGCTGGTGTATGTCGAACGTGGTCAACGACCTGAAGGCGGACATCGAGCGCCGCGAGGCGGACCCGAGCGGGCCCGGCGGGCAGTGCCTGTGCAAGAACGGTCACGCCGAGTTCGTGGAGGTGGTCGACGCGACGCCGCTCGGGAAGGCGCACGAGCCACCTGCGGAGGGCGGGTAGGCCATGCCCGAGCGGCGGACGATCAACGGCGAGCTTTGCGAGCGGGTGGAGCGCCCCGGCGATCTTCAGGCGCACGACGTGATCTACTCGGCCTGCGACGGCTGCCCCGGGGAGTATCACCGCGGGTGGCTGGTGCGGCGGAACGAGCGCTTCAATGACGGCTGGGTGCTGGAACCAGCGCCGGGACACGTTCGGCGCGACACGAATTTCATCGTCGCTGACCGGTCGGTCCCGGACGGCTACGTTTGGAAGCCGGTAGACGAGGCGCGGGACGACGAGCAGGACCGCCTGGAGAACGCGATCGTGAACAACGAGGCGGGGCTCCGGGCGGCGATGATCAAGCGGTGGCACCCCGAGCGGATAGTGAAGGTGCCGGGGTGAGCTGGTACGGGCAGCACCCAGGGCGGACGAAGGCCGATGTCCTCGCGTCGGGGGCCGCTCCGCCGCGCGCCTGCCGCGCCACGTTGTACCGGGCCCGCTGCGGCTACCAGATCTCGGGGACCTGCAGCGGCTGCTCGCGAGACCAGGGGACGCGCTTGCGCCTCTGGCGGGAGCGACACCGGGGGCAGCGCGGGCGGTTCGTGCTGCGGGGGTTGGAGGTCGAGTGGCTGGCCGACGGGGACTGCGCCGTGCCCGGATGCCGCAACCTCGCCCGCGTCGGCGCGCGCTACTGCGACTGTCACTGAGCGAACGCTTGACCAGCGCGCCGCCGCCCTCCATCCTCGTCCCCAGATGGCCTACACCATCAAAGTCTTGGCCGGCTTGTCCGGTCATAGTGACGCCGCTTCGGCAGCGTCTGTATCGGTGGGCAACACGCGCCACGACTTCTGTCGCCAAGCGCTGAGCCAGCCGAGCCGTCAGGAAAGAGCGCGGTCCATCGCGTCGGGCACGCGGACGCTTCGTGCGTCAAATGCTTGGGTCACAACTGATTCGTTGGTTCGCTGACCATTTAAACCACGCATCGCCAGACGGTTTGAGACGGCCACCTCGTGTGGCCGTTTCTTTTTGTGCCCGCGCCGGCGGCGGTCGGGGGTAGGCTCTTGGGCTGGAGGACCGACCCGATGAAGACCAGACCAGCCTCGCTCATGCCCGAAGGGAACATCGCCCGCACCGCGCAGCCGGTGCTGAAGAAGTCCGGGGGGAAGGAGACGGCGGTCGAGTTCTTCCGGGTCGTCGACGGCCCCAAGAACCACCAGGCGCCGAACAAGATCGGACCGTTCAACCGACCCCAGGGGGACTTATTCCTGAACCTCGGGGACGAGATCAGCGCGGCCGAGTACGACATCCGGGCGCTGAAGAACCGGGGCTGCAAGCTCGAGCCGATCGACCCGCCGGGGTGGTGGGTGGACCAGCAGAAGGCGGCGGTGGCGCGCGCCGAGGAGCTGCGCGACATGGGCATCGACGTGCCCGAGGCGGAGCTGAATCTGCCGCCGCCGATCGCGAAGAAGGCCGGCCAGAAGGCGGAGAAGACCGAGTTGACCGAGGGCGCTCAGTCGTGAAGCTCCCGTCGCCGTTCGGGGGCGCGCCGGTGGCCACCGTGCGCGGCGAGCATGGGATCGTCTCGATCGCCCCTCACTCCCGGGACGAGGTCATCTGCCGGCGGCTCGGGGCTGATCTTCTGCCGGTGGGGGAGGAGACGGAGGTCATCAAGAAGATCCTGCTCCACCCGCTCACGCCGGCCGCCGTCAGGGTGCTCGGCGTGGAGGTTGAGACCGAGGTGAAAGAGGGGCTCACCGTGCGCGCCACCAAGCAGGGGGAGCAGCGCGAGCGGGGGCCACGCGGGCCGGAGGCGAAGGGGCTGTAGCCTCCCGCCCCGCCGCCGGGGCGCGTAGTATCTGGGGGCGATGCTCCACGATCCGCGCTGCAACCCCGAGGAGGGGTGCGTCGAGACCTGCGAGATCCAGCCTCTGCCGATGGTGACCGACCCGAGGTCGGTGGGCCGCGAGGCGCCGGTCGAGCTCGCGCCCTGGCAGGACGTAACCGCCGGAGACGAGACCGTCTGGCCGCCGCTCGGCACGATCGGTCCGTTCACGATCGAGAACCCGAACGCCGTCGTCTACCCGGAGCGCATCGCGGCCAGCCAGGGGCGAGCCCGATCGCTGCTCGATCCCGGCATCCCCGGCATGCGTGAAGAGACCGACGCCGAAATTGCAGGAACGAATCAAGCGAGAGATGAACGCTGCCTGCGACGCCGGGAGGTCTCCCTACTCGGCATTCCCGTTCCGGCGGCGGCTCGTCCCGGAGTAGGCGGTGGCTCCCCTCCCGACCGGCGCGACCAGCTTTGCGGGTCCGGGCGCGCCGGCGGGAGGATCTGCCGGGTGTTGGTGCACACCTCAAAAGGGTAGTACCGGGACAGCGACTGGGCCACCTCTTGCGTTGGGGCTCGGGCGACCCCACGTTCCCGGGATGCCCGAACGAATGGTCGTCGACGTGGTGGTGGCGGTGATCGGCGCGCTGGTCTACGCCTTCGCTCCCCCGAAGGCGGACCAGCTCGGGTTCGCGATGTTCTTCGCCGGGACGCTGGCGGCTCTGATGGCCCAGCGCTGACCGCCCCATTGCGGGGGGAGCGCCGGTCGCGCACCATCGGAGCGTGAGCCAGGAGAACGACGCAGTCTTCAGCCAGGAGGAGCAGGGGCGGGTGCTCCACCACCTCGGCTACAGCCTCGTGAACGTCGGATCGTTCCTGGCCTTCGGCACGCTGGCGCTGACCGAGAACATGTTCGTGGCGGTGAACGCGCTCCAGCACGTCCCCCAGTCGCGGGCGGGGATCGTGCGGGACCTCCTCTCGAAGCTCGACTCGCTCTACGTGAAGATCTTCGGGGCGACCGACTTCCTCTACGCGGAGCAGGTCGACCAGATCAAGCCGAACCTCGGCATCACCGACGCGCTCCGCGGCGAGTACGACTTCTGGTCGAAGAAGCTGGCCGACAGCCTGGGGGTCTACCAGAACTCCTACTCGAACAGCTTGGGCACCGGCACGGGGAAGCAGGCGATGTTCCGCCGCGTGCTCCGCAGCGTGTAGGGCTCTTGCGAGAGCGCCCGAGGTGGGCGACGCTCATTTCCAACAGGAGACCAGCATGAGCGTTCCCCCCGTCCGCACCACGAAGAACCGGCAGATCGAGGAGCTCGACAGCGGCGCCCACCGGGACAAGCCGTTCAACGCTCCAGCGAACGAGACCGCCAACGCCCGCGTGCGGATGATCGGCCCGTTCCGGAAGGCCAACCTCGGGGCCAGCCAGGCGGCCACGGCCATGGCGGCTGGCGGGGCGGTGGACACGGACGCTCCCACCCAGATCCGGATGCACAGCTCGGGGCACATCCTCGCGCTGGTCTACGACTTTGACGCGCTGGTGACGGCGGGCGGCGCCTCGGCCGCCACCATCCAGCCGACCATCGCCCCCGCCGGCGTGCTCGCCAACGTGGCGAACGCCACGACCGGCAACGTCGTGGTGGCGTCGGCCGCCTCCGGCAACCCGCAGGGTGGACCGGTCGACCTGATCGAGACCAAGTACGCGAAGGGGGACGCGCTCGGCGTGACCCTCGCCTCCGCTGCCGGCTTCACGCCGACCACGGTCGACCTGGCGGTCTGGCTGGTCGTGCGTGACGATGCGTCCCCTGGCGTTCCGGCGTAGCGCCAGGCTGCCGTAGCTCGCGCCCTTGGGGCGTTCGGGCGTAGGCTGTCAGGACGATGGCCAACGACCGGACGCGCTCAGGAGACCCCGCCAGCGACATTCCCGAGGCCGCTGGGGCCTATCGCTCGCCCTTCCCTCAGCAGGAGCCGGGGACGCTGGCTGGCCGCCTGGTCAACGTCGTGGACGCCTGCCGGAACATCAAGGCCATGCTCGGGGTGTCCATCTACCGGGTGTTCCTGGTGCACGGCTACTGGACCGGGGCCGGCGGGCGCCGCGGGCGCGGGGCTGGGAAGCTGGTCATCACCTCGCGGGTGGAGATCGTCCCGATCCCCCGCGTGCGCGACCTCAACGCCGTGCGGCGCATCGCCAACCCCATGGGCGCCACGGAGGAGGGGGACATCATCGTCGACCAGATTTCGGCGCGCTACACCGAGGACGACCTGACCGGGAAGACGCCCGACCTGGTGGACCCCGGCACGCCGCGCAGGAACCGGCCGTCGACCGACTTCTGGTACGAGGTCCAGGAGAACCGGCCGAGCTCGCCGGTCCCCCCGCCGCGGCGTTTCAGTCCGCCCACCGCCACCCCCATGCTCACGCGCGGGGGCCTGCAGTGGACGGTGGTCCTGACCAAGCAGGGCTACGACGCCGGGCGGACCGGCGATGTCGACGACGCCCGCGCCGAGTAGGGCCAGCCGGTGGGCCAGAAGTTCACCTACGAGGGCTACCACGACCAGCTGAAGAAGGACGCCAAGCTGGTGACGGGGGCGGTCGAGGTCATCCGGAAGACGGTGAAGCTGCACGGGCCGCGCGCGGTGCAGGAGGAGATCTCGGCCCTCGCGCGAGCCCCGGTCGACCGCGGCACCTACCGGCGGTCCTTCCGCTTCGACGACATCCCGCTCGGCGCCACCGCCTACAACTTCGCCCCCTACGCCGTGGTCATCGAGGATGGGCGGCGGCCCGGCCAGCGAATGCCCCCGATCGACGTCATCTTCGAGTGGGTGAAGCGCAAGGGGATCGGGCGCGACTTCATCGGCCCGGCTCAACGGCAGGTCGGTCCTATACAGCGAGGCGCGCGGCGGCGTAGCGACCGGCAGGTCGAGGTCTCCCGCCAGCAGTGGGGCATCGCGCTGGCCATCGCCCGCAAGATAAAGGCCCGGGGTCTCCCCGCCCACCACATCCTGAGACTGGCCGCCGTGGAGATCGACCGGGCGGTGCGGGAGGCGATCGACGACTTCCTGGCGGGGCGGGGCGCGTAGTATCCCAGCCCATGCCGGTCGGATGGGACGACGAGACGCGCGCCGATGAGTTCCCATGTGCGGGCTTCAAGGGATGCCCGAACATGGTCGACGACGATGGTGACGTCTGCCGGGACTGCGAGCGCCGCGAGGCCGCGTGCCAGGCGGAACACGCCGGTGAATGACGACCATCGGGTCGCTCTTCTCTGGGATCGAAGGGCTCGGGATGGGTGTCGAGATGGCGGTCCCCGAGGCGCGCGTCGTGTGGCAGGCGGAGATCGACCCGCACGCGCGGGGCCAACACCGCAGGCCCACGACGCGATGTCGCCGAAGACTCCCGAGCAGGTCGCGGCGATGAAGGCTCGCGCACCGAAGCGGAAGGGGGGCGGTCCCCCGGGCGTGACGAACCTGAACGAGGCGGTGCTGTGGCCGACCCCGACGGCGCAGGACGCAGCCTCGTTCGGAGCGGCGGCCTACTCGACCGAGAGCGGCCGACACCCAGGGACGACGCTGACCGACGCCACCGTGCGCACCGCTTCCCGCCGGGCCCCGCCGCGATCTCCGGATGGGATGGTCCTCAACCCGCGATTCGTCGAGGCGATGATGGGGTTCCCGGACGGTCACACCGCCTGCGCCTACTTGGGAACGCCGTCGTCCCCCAGCAAGCGGCGCTCGCCTGGAGAACCCTCGTGAAGGCCGTGCTCGCGTGATCCGCCCGCAGCCCAAGCCGGTCCGCGCGCCGAAGAAGCCCCGCCAGCCGATGCGCCGGGGGAAGCCGATCGAGCGGAAGCGCTGGGGCACATCGCGCCGCGTTGATGGAAAGCGCGCGCTGAAGTTGCCTGAAAGTTTCCAGCCGAAGTTCCCCAAGCCCGTCTCGCCGAAGGGGACCAAGCACCGACGGCGCCCCCGAGAGCTCGGCCGAATGCTCTTCTACTCGGGGCTCTGGTGCATGCTCCGCCGCCTGGCCAGGAACGGGAACATCCCGCCAGCCAATGTGGCGATCATCATGAGCTATGGCGGCCCGATTGAGGTTGCCCACCTCGGGGACCGCGGCGCCACGGGATCAGGAGGCTGGCGCCGCGCTCCGGATCGTTTGACCGCTCCGCTCTCCCGTGACGCGCATCGGGCTATCGATGGAAAGGTCGGAGGAAAGGCGCCTTGGTATGTCGCCCTGGGAAGAGAAGGCCAGCGCGAGCTGCGCCGGCTGCTGGTCCTGTTCGCCGACAACTATTGGCAGATGCTCACCCCGGAGGGCCGCGCCGAGTGGGATCGAAAAGCGGCGGCCGAGCGAGCTAGATGAGGCGCGGCACGAAAGACGAAACCGGGAACCGATACGGCAGGCTGGTCGTCCTTCGCGTTGGACCGCCTCGGACAGATGCCCAGGGCCGACGGTGGATCTGCCGCTGCGACTGCGGCCGAGAGATCGAGGTAAAAGGGACCAGTCTCAGGCTCGGCACCTCCCAGTCATGTGGGTGCGTCTCGGCCGAAAAGGCGCGGGCATTGCTGCGGACACACGGCGAATCCCGAGGGCCTCGGTCGGCTGAATACGAGTGCTGGCATCTGATGATCCAGCGCTGCACGAACCCACGCGCGACCGGGTACTCGGACTACGGAGGCAGGGGGATTCAGGTCTGCGCGCGGTGGGCGCGAATCCTACGAGGCGTTCCTGCAGGACATGGGTCGTAAACCGACTGCGCGGCATTCCATCGAACGGGAGAACACGAACGGGAACTACGAGCCCGACAACTGCAAATGGGCAACCGCAGCCGAGCAGGCCCACAACACACGGTCTAACAAGCTCACCGCCGAGACCGTCGTGGAGATCAGGCGGCGGCGGGGCATGGGCGAGACGACCGTCGCGCTGGGAGCGGCCTTCGGGGTTCATTCGTCGCATGTGAGCCGGCTGTGTCGCGGACTGGCCTGGGCGGACGTCTGACCAGCGTCTCGCCGCCCGCGCGCGCCGCGCTTAGAATCGGCGGGTGGGGATCTTCCAGCGCGAACTCTATTCCCGAAGCGCGAGCACCGATCTCGAGACGGCGATCTCCCTGGCCGTCGAGCGCGTCCTCGACCGCGACTTCCCCGGCCCCGGCGGCGCCGGCACCATCCGCCTCCTGGAGTTCTTCACCGACTGGGCCGACCTCAACGACGCCTTCGTGAACCCATCGGCCGCCGTCCTCCCGGACGAGGAGCTGAAGTACGGGCCGAGCCAGATGACCCCCCACGCGCTCGAGGACACCTGGGAGCCGAAGGGGGAGGCTGGGTTCTGTCTGATGGAGATCCAGGAGGCGTCCCGCGAGTTCGAGATCGTGGTGCGCGCCAGCGAGGTCGAGCAGCGCAACGCCCTCAAGGGCGGGATCGAGACGGCCTTCCAGGACCCGCGCGGCTTGCTGGTCGTGGACGGGCACGGCCAGGCGGGCTCGGCTCGGCTCGCGCCGGGGGACCGCGCCGGGGTGATCGTGGCGGAGATGCCCGAATACTGGCGGCTCCCCTGCCGCCTGACGCTGCTCGCCTCGCGGAAGATGGACGACGCGGACACCTCCGCAAAGAAGATCTACGAGGCGCGGTTCCGCCTGCGGGCCGAGGCGTCGCTCGTCATGCTCCAGCCGATGCAGCCGATGCGCGTGCGGATCACGAGCACGATCGTCGACTCGATCCCCGGCCGCTGAGGCTGGCCCTACTTGACGGGCGGGTCATGCCCGCCGACGATTCGGGGGAACTCAGGACCAACGGCGACCAGGAGTAGGT